TCAAAAAGACCTTGCGTTGCTTTTAAAGTATCAACGTCGATTAAATCGGTTTGTATTTTCCCGCCCTCGACAAGTGTTTCCCCTGCGTGTTGTCCGTCTGTAATTATTACGTGTTCGGCCGATATGTTAATCTGCGTTGCGCTCAAATCTATCTGTGAGGCTATAAGCCCCCCGGCTACGGCGTCGTCCCATAGCGCTTTAACGGCATCGTTAGAGGCGTTTCCCTTTATGCCATAATAGTTCGTACCGTCTACGAGTGCATAAACGGCGTTTACTTTTTCGGCTGTACTTATTGCTATAAGCTGCTGCCGTTTTATTGCGTCTATCATTACGGGTAGGTTAAGCGATAGGCTCATTTCCCCCACGGCGCCGCCACCTTGTACGAGCGCCGTTACGGCTCCGGCTTGTATGCTGATTAAGCCGACGAGCTCGCGCTCCATGTCGCCAACCTGCAAGAGGATTTCTTCTTCACTCATTGATATACTTGCGGTGCGGTTTCGCGCCTCGTCGTCTAATTTTGCGATTATTTCCTCGAGTGTGTCGTATGACGGGCGCACCTTGTAAACGTTAGTAAAACGGTTTCCCGTTTCTATAGTTTCGACGGCTGCCTGCACGGCGCCGGAGTCTGTCGCAATGATTGCAGCGTCGAGTTCGTCATGTGTTACGGCGTCAATTGGAATAGTACCCGCGGGCAATGACGGGGTGCTATTTACAAGCGGCTTGTATGCAGGGATTGCGCCCGTTTCAAAAATTGCCTCGTTATATTCCTGCAAATCGAGGTTGTAGCCTCCGTCGGTGCGTGCAATACGAGTAATTACGTATTCGTGAGTAATGTTCGAGAATTCGCCGTTTGCGTCCAGCTCTCCGAATGACAATACGTTTCCGGGCTCTACTAGTGGGCTGCTTATAGTGTACGGGGTTTCTATCTGCAATTCCCTTGTTGTTCCCACGCCGTCAACTTTCAGCGCTACCGGCACCGCGCCGTTTGCGTTTACGGTGTTTATAATAACGCCGTGCATAATAAGCGGATTGCGAAAAGTTACGGGATTTTTTAAAGTAATGCTCTGTAATACTCCGTATACATAATTAGCTTTTTCTATTACAGCGTCTTGTATATCTCGATTTAAACTCGGGTCTTGGATTCCGATTTTTGCGTACGGCGTAAAGTAAACTCCCTCTACGCCAATTTTTAATACGGTAGTTACAGGACGCAATTCGTCTATAGCCATAAGTCGGCGCGCGTATTTTACTATTTGCGAATGTCGCGTAATTCCGGGCGCGTCTACCTCTTTTATAATCGAGTTTTCGTCGATTGTGACGGGCTGCCCGTTTTCAAGTCGTGTTACGGTGTACGTGTTTTCTTTGAATATGTCGTTTGTACTGTCAATATATTTTACTCGTAGCGCGTCGACACGGCGCGAAAATGTCTTTTTATTAGTGAGCGAAATAATATTTTGTGGGTTATATACGGCGACGGCGTTTTCCTGCACTTGGTCTATTGCTACACTACGGCGGCCGTAGATATCAATGTAAAACGCTACGCCGCACGCGTCGGCGATTTTCTGCAGCTCTGCGTCTTTTTTCTGCGGCTGTGTTATGAGGTCGTCAAACATCAAATCGTTGTCAGCGCAATACTCATAAAACAAGCCAAACGCTGCGAGGTCGATTTCCGAATCGGCGTATTTACTAGCGGGGTGTGAGTCGCTTGTGAGGATCTCGAGCGCGATTGCCGCAGGGTTACGAGTTGCACTCTTGCCCGAGCTCCACGCGCTGCCGTTCCATGTGCGCGCGGTGCTGGTAGCAATAAAATTAAATTGTGTGTATTTGTCCTCGTTATTCTCTGTTGCGGTCATACGTATACCGACAACGCAAGAGAGGGCGCGCTCGCGATCCTCAACGTTAAGACACGACACGAGCCCAGCCGTTCCGCCGTCGTCGAGGATTCCTGCAGGAGTCGACGATTTGAGCGGGTCAAATACTTTTGACTGATAAAAATATACGTAACAATCAGCGCGGAGTTTGTCGTTTTCTGCCGTTGCATTTCTAACGCGTATCTGTATATTGTTTTCATGGTAATTATTAAGAGTTACATAATTTGCGAGCGTAAATAACAATTTAGCAACGAATCTTATTTTTTTTGTAGCGTTGCGTGTAAATACGTTGCTCAAAGTTCCATTTTGATTAAATGTAAACGCCGTCCATGAGCCGCCACCATTCAGCGAGAATTCGGGAATAATAGTTGCGGTGCCCTCGACTCGGTCGCCGTCGTCGTTATAAGCATATAGGCCGAACGGAAATTCGATACAAACCTCGACGTCCATTGCGCACGGGTCTAGTAACATCTTTAAATATTCTGCCTCGCCAGCTGCGACTTTGTAATCGCGTGGTGCCTCACGGTTGAGGATTTTCGACACGGTTTTTGTATTGAGTTGTGTTAAGGTTTGGAATAGTGCGCCGTCCTGCCTTATTTCTGCCTGCCCGTGTCCGAAGGTCGAGCTGCTAATATTATATACGCCGTTTTGTACAAGCGACGGGTTAATCCATTGTATAAGGGTCGAATCGCCTATCCCGATACGCTCGAATAACAGTTCTTTAAAGCCAATCTCGAAAATATCGAACACTTCTTGCGTTGCGCCGTCGGTGCCGCTAATACGATAATATGGCTTTGAGAATAAATAAGGCGTGAGGAAGTTACGACCGCAGAAATACGGCTGGCTCTTGCCCGTAGCAATGGAGTTTGTAGCACCGCGCAAAAATGGGCGGTTATCAATTTCGGGGTTGTTTGTGAGTTTCTTAATTTTTTCGAGTTCTCGCTCTGCCTCCTCGGCTGCTTTCCTTGCTTTATATGCCAGCTCGGCCGGTTGTATAATAAAGCCGAATGGAATAATAAAGGTTGCAACCCACCACGGCGTATCGCTTAAATCGGCGGGTATCTGTCGCAATGTAACAATATTGTTATCGTGTACAACTATATCGGGCTGCGCGATTTTGCCGTCAATAATCAAAATGGCGTTTTCAAAGTCTACGCCCGGGAAGTTTTCGCGGGCTGTTTTTCCTGCCTCGATTTCGATAACTTCGGCGTTGTTCTTTAATGATTTAATTATGTTCGCTTTCATTCTTTACAACCTCATAATAACGTATAGGATTAAGCGCCCGCAGGTGCGTAACGCGTGCGCCTCGCTCTGTGATATGTAGCGCGAGATTTTGCGCGACGATATACGCTACGTGCAAATTTGCGCCGGTCATACACTCGGCAATAGCGCCCACTTTCGGCGCCGGTATTTCTCGTATATTGTTAAAGTCATTTAAGAGGGGTATTTCTGCGCCCGCTGGTAAAGAAACGTAGTTAATAAACGGGTCGGCAATCGGCGTCCCAGCTCTGCGGCAGCACTCGAGCACGAGGCCGTAACAATCGTAGCCGCCGTCGCCGCGCCCGTGCGGCTTGTATTTCGCCGTGAGCAGGTCGTCGTATTTCACACGGCGCCCCGGTTGTTATAGCTGTTATAAATGAGCGCCGGAAACGTCATATTCCCGCGGTCGTCGCCGTCGAGTTTTATTTCAAATTGCAGCCCGTCCCATGTAGCCTCGCCGTATTTGTGGCGGTAGGTTTCCAACACGACAACCTCGCCGCCGTTGTATACGCCCACGAGGTCGCAATTAAAAACGCGGTTGCGGTTGATGTAGTTTAATAATTCGGGCTTGTCCGAGATCTGACACGCTAGCGTAGCGTTGCCGTTTGTGCTCGGTGTGTATTCAAACGACGCAGCCGTGAAAACGTGGCCGCTATACGTCAAATTCGCGTTGTCGTTTATCAAATAGAGGTGCGTGTCGTCGTCGTAAATGTGGAGCAAAAACGGCAGGTTATACAGCCCGCCCTCGGTAAGTTCCTTAAATACGCCCATGTTTAACACTCCTCGAGCGTAAGCGCGATTTCTTTGTAGCGCTGCCCGTTCCAATTTTCAATGGCGACGTAGTAGTCCTTCGTGCCGGTTTTCGCCTCTATGTCGGTTAGAGTTATCGGCACCGAGCCCGAGCCCGCCGTAGTTTCGTACCAATCCAAAAAGCGCATAAACTCGGTTTTATTGTTTTCGTCTTTTTCTCCGTCGTCGAGGCGCAATAATACCGAATGTGTAATTTTCTGCACGCTGTTTATTTTGCGATAGATAACGCGCCCGCTTTTATATTTTGTTGTTTCGCGGTTTTCTACCGGCTGCGCGTCGAGCCCGTAAAAATCATTACTTACATTGCTAGCCCAGCTTGCCATATATTACCCCCTTATACTCCGTAAAATTTGCCACTCATGCCGGCGCTAGCTGCATTAAGTCCGCTGTCGTAGCGTCCGTTGCGTAGTCCGTCGTCTACGCGTGCGTCTATCATAAGTTCAATTTGCCCGCGTGTTATTTGCGGCTGTGCTTTTACGAGGTTTGCGGCGCTGTTGTTTATAACAACGTTTACGCTGTCCGCGCCGCTCGTTGCTCCCGTCCCTTTGAGTTTGTCCCATAGTGCGCGTTGCTGGTTTGCATTGAGCACCATTTCCCCGGAGCGTGCCGCAATCGTTGTGTTATCGGCTCCCATGCTCGCGCCGTTTATTCCGCCGACAACGCCACCGCTTGCAAAGTGTTTTATTGGTTTTGCTGCCATGATTGAGGCGAGCTGCACGGCACCGGCAGCCCCTACGAGTGCGCCCGTAACAATACCGGCGACGCCGCCCTGCGCGAGGGCTTGTGTTACGCCGACGGCTGTATTAGCGGTAGCCATGAGGATATTTGACGCCCATTGACTCATTTCTATCTGATATTGCATTTGTGCACCTTTTTTCTTCGCCTCTGCGACTTTCTCTTGGTATTCTTCTTCGCTCAACTCTCCCTTACGGTAGAGTATTTCGAGGTTGTCTAGTTCCGCCTGCATTCGGTTTTTTTCAGTTTCTGCAGCAAGCGCGGCAGCGTCTTGTATAATTTGGTTTACTTGCTGCGCGTAGCCCGTAACTTCGCTCGCTACATTCGCCCATAGCTGGCGGCGGTTTTTTACCATTTCCGAATCTATTTTAAGTATTGCGTCGGCTTTTTCCTGCTCGTTTAATACTTCGTTGCTGTTTATTTGTTCCTTGAGTTTCGCGAGTTCCTGCTCGCGGTTGATGTAGTCGTCATAAATAGAGGAGTAGCCAAGCCCGCCGGTTTCCTTGAGGAGCGCCTCGGCCTCTACCTGCGCTTTTTCTGCAGCCGCGAGGCGTTCTTCCTCTGTGGCTGCGTCGCGTGCTTTTTCCGCCCAACTCTGCAGGAGCGCGAGCCGTTCTTTGGCGGCGCTGTTGTTTTCAGTTACAAGCCCGTTCGATTTCGTTACGAGATCAATGTAGCTATTCATATACGCGTTGTACATTTCGCCTGCGCTAACTTCTTCGCCCATGAGTTGCGCTTTAAGCTGCATTTGCGCTATTTGCTCGGCGAGGGCTTTTTTATTTGCCGCGATATAGTCGGCTGCGCTTTGATCGCGACTCTTGGCAGCCGCTGCACGGTCTGCAGCCTCGGCCGCTTTTTTCTGTGCCTCGGCCTCGTCGAGTTCCGCTTGTGTAAGTTCTTTGTAGCGGTCTGTGAGCTCCTGCACTTTCTGCGCCTGCGCGTCGCGCTTTGTCTGCCAATTTCTGTCCGGCATATATGAGCCACCGAGCAAGCCGTTTCCCTTGCGTAGACTCATTCCCGGGTGTTTGTCCATTTCGTCGAGCAGGGCTTGTGCCTCGTCGAGGTTTAATTTTGCTTGCGTAGCGGTTTCTGTTCCTGCAGCTCCTGCGGCTGCAGCCGCTTTCATATCTGCGGTTTTCTGCTGCGCCTCGTTTATGTCGTTTAATACTCCGAGAAAAAACTCTTTAACGGGTTTTGTTATGTTGTCCCAGCCGCGCCCGATATTTTCTTTAAAGTCGCCCCATGCGTTATTGAGCTGTACGCCAACGTCGGCCATTTCAGCCGCGCCGCCCTTGTATTGCTGTGCGACAAGTTCTATCGCCTTGCCGCTTTCGAGTTCTGCTTTTGTGAGGCTGTTTATACTGTCTATCTGACGGCCGAGCGTTCCCGCGTTGCCGTTTAATGTCGCGTTGAGTTTCTGTGCAGCGCTGGCGATATCCTCGCCCGTAATTGCTGCCATGTCTGCAGCCGCGCTCATAATCTGCATTATTTGATCTTCGTTACGTCCTGCGGCGGCGAGTTGTGACATAATTTGCAAACTCACCTCGTCGCCAATTTCGGAAGTTTTCTGCAATTCGCTTGCAAAGTTCTTGAGGTTGTTTACTGATTCGTTATTAAGATATGGGTTATTTTTTGCTGCGGTCTGTAGCGCGATCTCGGCTTTCTGCTGTACCTTATAAGCTGCGGCGCAATCGTTGAGCACGTCCACCGTTTTCTTAACGGCTACGGCAACGCCAGCAACGGCGCCCGCGGTTGCGAGGGCGGTTTTATTCATGCCGCCAAGGTTTTTGTTAAGGTCTTTGCTTTTTTTGCTGCTGTTATCTATGGCTTTGCCGGTGTCGTTTAATTTCTTCTTGAGGTCGTTTACACCTTTATCCACGCCGCTAGTGTCTAGTTTTGTGTTTATTTTTACTTCGCCGTCTGCCATGTTTTACCCCTTTAATTTGTCGAGGAAGTCGTCGAGCGCCTCGTCGGGCTCGTTGTCGCCCGGCTGTGGAAGTCGCCACGCCTCGTATTGTTTTTGTCGTGACTTTTCGTATTCGTCATTGCGTCCGCTCGGCTTGTATAAGCGGGCGTTTATAATGTTATTTAACTCGGTATCGTGCAGCCCGTGGAGCAGGGCGTTAAACTTATACCAATGGAGCGGCGCGAGTAATAAATCGAGCCCGTATTGCTCCATAAATGCCGCGTAGATGTACGGCGCGTCGATTTCGTAGTCTATTACTATTTCGCTCGTTTCCGTGCCCGTACGCCGTGGAAGTTCCTGCGGCGGTGTCATAAACTCGCATAATTTGCGTATACCCTCGAGGCGGTCGGCTGGCGGGTTGCCCTTGTACATATAGTCGAAGTCGTCCGTTTTTGCCGTCAGCTCCTGCAGGTGCTCACGGAAACGCAAAAAATAGCGGTAATCTGTATGTATTTTATAAAGGCTCCCGTTAACGTTAATTGTTTCCGGGAGCCTTGCTTTTTGCAGCGTAAACATTCGTTATGCTGCTGGTGTGAATGTGTCGCCGTCCCATGTTCCGGCAACCCATGTCGGCACGCCGTCTGCTACTGTTACGGCGCCCTCGTCGCGCTGATTCAATGCGAGGTCGAAGTCGATTGAATTGTTTACGCTGTCGAGTGTTCCCAGCTTTACAACGCTGTCTACTTTCCATGCTGCATAGTACGAAGTTGTAGCGGTTACTTCGTAATAGCCTGCGGTTTTTGGATTTTCGTTAGGCTCTGCAACCGGGGTGTATACATAAGCGCCAGCTGTGCCGGTGCGTGTGTAGTATGTTTTGCCCTCTACTACGGTTGTATCGTTTGTTGTGGCGTATGTTTCGGCGTCGTATTTCTTTGCGTAGAATACGAGCAAAACGTTGCGGTGTGCGTCGCCGCCGGTTGGCAGGTTGTAAGCCATTTCGAAGATTGTTTCGAAGTCCGGCTCGTCGTCAAACATTGTGAGCGACTGACTCAACGCAGGCTGGTAACTGTCGATTTCTTCCTCGGGGTTTTCGCTCGAAATAAAATCGAATGTTTTAGTCTGTGGGTTGAAAGTCAAAGAGAATGTTGTAGACTTCTTAATCTGTACCCAGCTTGGCGAGCTGGTTTTGCTCACGTCGATAAATGGCACGAATTTTGTTTTGTGTAAGAGTCCCATATTTTAAGCCCTCCATGTTACGCGCGGGGCTCGAGGTATGTTGCCACGATTGCCGCGCTATAGATTGTGTTGTTTTTTTCGTCAACTGATATAAACTGTGGCAGGGTTGCTGCCTCGGTTTCTATCGTTATGCCGCTCGTTGCGTCGTAGATCTCCGCGCCGTCAAGCGCTGCCGTTATCTTGTCCGCAAGGGCGCGGGCGTCGGCCTGCTTTGCGTTTCTTACGTAATACGTAAGATTCCATTTTAATAAGCGCGTGCCGTCGGTGTAGCGGCGCTCTGCTGCCGGTGCAGGCTCATAACGCAAACATATTGCATTTTTCGCCGTGTCCGGGATAACGTCGTTATATATCTGCGAGAGTTCGAGCCGTGACTCTACCCACGCGTTTATAATATTACTTACGGTAAACGTACTCATTAACTAGCCTTACCCATTTATCAAGCCAACGAGCCTTGGCCGCCTCAAACCACTTGCTGCAAGCGTTCGGGTTGATTTGGTGCTCGGGCTTTTTGTACTCGTAATAATGGCGGCGGGCGTATGGAGTGCGCCACACAACCTCGCCGCTACCAAGGCGGGTGTTGATAATTGCAGACTTTTGTAGCGTGCCCGTTTTAATCGGCACGAAGTAATTACTGTCTGCTAATACCATAGCGTCGAGCGGCGCCTGCGCGCTTTTCAACGCCCCGCTTATATCCGCCTTAATTTTCGCGTCGTTTAATATAACTTTTGTGTCAAACTCTACGCCGCTCATACTAAGGCCGCCTCGTAATGGTGCACGGCGTCGCCGCCCTGCGTGTAGCGCGGTGTTACGCTGCGGATTGTGTACGCATTGCCGCCCCATGTAACGCGCGCCAGCTCAACGGGCACGATTGCGGGAGTAGAAAAAAACGGCTCATAATAAAGCGTTAATTTATCGTCCTTGCTTTCGCCCACGTCGCTCTTTGCGGTCGCGATAACAGCCTCAAACCTTACGTGTGAGAGTGTTACCGGCTCGCTATATGTCGGCTCGCCGTCGCGGTCGTAGCCGCTCGGGGTTTCATACGTGCAGGTGTGCACGAGTAAACGCTGCGGGATCATACGCTAACGCCTCCCCGTGAGTACGTGGCAATATAACTCGAGCCACTTATAGCGCTGGCTGTCGGCGCTCTTTGTGTTTTTCTCGGCTGCAATATCTGCGGCTTTTGTACTCTTTGAGTATGAATAGCCGCCGATAGATTCCGAGGTAATAGCGCCGGCGCTGTCGCCGTTTCCTGCCGCGGTCTGTGTTGCCTTGTATGATTCCTCAATCATTAAGCAGCACGCGTCGTCAATTCCGCCCGGCTGGCGTTCTATGAGCAAATTGTCGTCGAGCAACGATTTGACATATAAAACGGTTTCCAGCTTGTACGCGTCAAAGGTGGCGGCGTCCGGCACTACCGAACGGCCAAGGTCGGTGTGATAATGTGTATATGTTACATTGTCAAATTGTGCCATTGTGCCGCCCCTTTCCTTATGCCAGCTTTAAGCCGGTTGTGTCGATTACGTACGACTTTGTAACGGTTGCCGCAGCTGTACCTACAGAGAAGTAGAGGCCGCCGTCGAGGCTCTTGTCTGCCTTTACACCCTTAGCAAGTACGAGGTAGCGTGTACCGCCGATTGTTACGACGTCGTTATCTGTAATAGCTGCCATGCCGCTTGTTACCTTGCTAGCACCGCGTCCGTAGTATGCGTCGTCTGCGCCGATTTCAACGCAGAATACGTCTGCATATTTAACGGCCTCGTCCCAACCGATAGCTGCAACCTGCGCAGCGGTTACGGCGCCCGGCTTTCCGCTTACTTTAATTGTGTAGTCTACGTCGCCGGTACCGCCTGCAACGATTGCTACGTCTGTGCCGGTAGCGTTAAGTTTCTGTCCTGCTACTTCGTAAGTTTTGCCCGGATAGTTAGCTACGCTCGGGTCGCTCGAATCGATATTTACGTATACAGCGTCGCATGTTCCGTCTAAGCCGTTAGGGAATACGAATGTGTCCCAAAGGTCGCGGCGCTGGTAAAGGTCGCCGTCGCCCTCTGTGTGTGTGCCGTTTGCAAAAAATCTGATATTCTGAATTTTTGGTACGGTCTTAACCATTGTCGGGTGAGCGATACAAACGTTAATTTTTGCGCCGGTTCCTACAAAGCCGTCGGAATAATCAAACTTAGTATTAAAGCGGCTGTCGTCTACTACTTCAATAATAGTTACGCCGTTAATAGCTGTAATACGTGTTGAAATACCGTTAGCCTCGTTAATGCTCTGTGTCTTAATGTCGAGTGTTTTAGTAATCTCGGTAGAGTTTTCGAGGTTATCCATAATTTCGCCGGAAACATAAGCAATCAAGCCGCCCATAGCGCGATATTTTTTAAGCTCTTTACGCTGGAACATTTTTACAAGTCTGCTGTATGTGTTAGCGGCTGTAAATCCGTTCATTGTTTCGTAGTAACCGTCGGCAATAGCTGCAGCTGCTACGCGCTCAAAAAATCTTGCGTCAATTTCCGGTGCAGCGTGTTTGCGAGTAAATACCTCGGAAACGTTGCGGATATTGGCTGTCTGTTTTGTTTCGTCGGCGTCTGCTACGTCTACGAAGAATTCGATATCGCGGTCGTGTTCGAGTGTAAACTCTTTATCTTCCTGCACTACGGATCCGCGGTTATATCCGCCGTCGCGTGAGTGATTCTTAAAGCCGCTTACGTCCATTTTTGTAAAATGGAATGTCTTTGCCCCGAGCCACTTTACGCGGTCGGCTGGTGTCAAGAACGGGCTTGAGTATGTCCCGTCGTCGATAATTTGGAGCAATTCCTCGCTCCACTGTTCAGCATAGTTCATCTGATTAGCCATAATGCTATTTCTCCTTAACCTTTAAATTTGTTCCAGCTTGCCTTGAGTATAGGCTGCTCCTGCCCGCCCGGTAATGACGGCGCCTGCGCTCCGCTACCCATAGGCAATACTGTTGGCGGTGTCGGTGTCTTTTCCTCGCAGAAAATATCCGTCTTTCCGTCCGTCAATGCTTTAAGCAAGTCGTCAAGCGATTTGCCTTTGTTTGCGTCGTCGTTCAATGCGCTTTCAAGCTGCGCGTTGATTGCCTCGCGTGTTAAGTCGTTCACAAACTTTTTATTGCTTGTAAAGTCCTTAATTTTCGCCTGCAATTCGAGGCGCTTTACTTTTGCCTCGGCCTCCTGCTTTGCGGTTTCGGCCTCCTGCTGGTATTTCGCAACGTCTGCTTTTACGTCGTCATAGTCTGCCATGCCTGCTATGGTCTTGTTGGCTTTTTCAAGCTGCTGCTTGATTTCGTCGTAATCAGCAAATTTGCCTTTTTCGCGGTTGATGTCGTCGCCGTTCAGTTTCATAACCGAATCGATTTGCTCGTCGGTCAAGCCAAGGTCTTTGAGTTCTTCTCTTTTCATTTTGTCCCCTTTACGCGTGATTTATACGCCGCCGCCGCGGCAGGTTGAAAATAAATAGCGCCCTTATAACGCGTCGCGCCTCGCTGCCTTTATAGTCATTTTTTTAAATAAAAAACGCCGCGCTCCCCGGTGCGATAAGGGAGTACGGCGCATAATTTTTTTAATTAATGATTTTTACTAGGCGCTTTTTTTTGAGTAAACAAGCCCGAATATTACAGCGAGCAAGGCAAGTGCCGCGCCCGAGATCTCGGCGAAAATACTCTGATTCAAGCCGCCAATACAGCATAACGTGCCGCCCACGGCAGCGAGTACAATAATTAAAACGGTAGCCCATGTTTTAATATTGTTTTTCTTTGCGTAGTTTACAGCGCTACAAACAATAGCGGTAAAACCAAATGCAGCGGCGCCCAGCTCGATAACGATAGCGGCGTCAAACTTGCAGAAGTAACCAACGATTACAGCAGCGACGAAAAACAGCGCGCCAATAATTCCCCATTTCTTCATAGTGTTATATCCTCCGCGCTTATAGTCATTTTTTTTCGTCTTTTATGACGTTGCCCTGCGCGGCTTGTGTGTCGACGATATAATCAAATACTTTGCGCCAATACCACGCCGGCAAGTATACGCCGTCCTCGGGTACGAGGTAAACGTCGCCCGCGTGCAACGTTTTTATAACGAGCACGCCGTCCGCGTCTACGGGGTCGGGTGCTTTAATAATCACGTTTTTATTTTTGGGCGAGCTGGTGCAAGATGTCGCCCATATAATTAATGTCGTTGTCAATATTGCCGCTGTTAGCGTTTTCTTTAATTTCGTTTGCCTTTGCCATGTGCTGCGCATTTTCGCGAGCCTCCTCTAGTTCTTTTTCTTTTTCCTTGCGTCCCTTGCGTTCTTTAGCTGCGAGCCATGAGGAGCCCACGCCGAATAATACAGCCGCAACGGCTACCGCAATACAGGCGATTATTTGCATTTACTAACCTCCGATTTTAATATCGCGTATTTTATCCATAAGCAGATTAAAATAAACGGGAGTAAAACACGCCGCTATTGCGAGGCCGCTAATAATAACGGTCTTAATATCAAGCGGGCGCCCTGCGCTCAAGTCTTTTATAAACTGCGCAGCGCTCCAACCTCCGACCCACACGGCGGCGGCAATCTGTCCCCATAGGCTCGCTCCCTTTGCTTTTACGCCTTTTTTTTCTGTTTCTGTCTGTGGTGTTTCGTCCATGTTTAACCCCTCGATATTTTTTCAGCCACGCTATAACAAAATGCTTGAAATAGCGCAGGCTTTGCCGTCCATAGTTTCGGGCAATCTTTCCAGCCGACAACGTCGTGATGTGTTATAAGGTCGGCGGCGTCAAGATTGTAGCGCCTGCAAATGTCGGCGCATAAATCAACCGCGCTGTTAATTGTCGCGTCCGAGAAGTTGCCCGCGCCGTCGACCGGGCACAATTCAACGCCGAGCGTACAATTATTCGGCGAGTTGCTCGGGGTAGCGTAGCGCCCGAATCTGCACCGCGCCTCGTCGGTGTATATTTCCCCGCTTTTCGGGTCGGGCTGCGAGCTGCCGCAATGGTATGCGATTTCGTACTCGGGCACGGCTGCCACTATTAGCCCGTTTTGGTCTATGATGTAATGCGCGCTCGCGTAAGTGCCGGCGCCCGATTTGAGCGCCTCGAAATAATCGCGATTTTGTTTCGCATTAGCGGCAGGGTTTGCCGTCCAATGTAAGACAACGCCGAGCACCTCTTTTAAAGTGCGCCCGGGTCTGCTGTATTCGTTGATTGTTAAAAAATCGTGTATTATCTGCATACTAGCCCCGCGCCTCGATTACGCGGTCGAGTTTTGCCTCGATACGCGAGCAGGTAGCGACGAGGTTGTTTATTGCCGTCCCCTGCGCTTTAATGTCGCACTCGGTCTGATTTACTCGGCCGTATAGTTCTTTGAAGTTAGCCTCGACTTTTGCGCGTTCTTCGGTGTCGCGTTTTTCGTTGCTCTCTAATTGTTCCATAAGCCGCCCCGTTTTGGTCGCAAGTTTAGCGACGGCCGTAATAATACCGCCCGCAAAGCCTGCGATTGTGATTCCTAGTGTAATAGCTGTTATTATGCTCACTTTTTCGCCCTCTGCGCTTATAGTCATTTAATTGCTGTTTTTGGGAATTATATTTTTAATTTCATACGAAAATTATACGAGCAGCACCACGCAAGCCAACCTTGCATACTAGCAATACTATTTTGTACGTACTCGGGCTCTAGCTCTTTATTTACCCGTATACGTTTAAGTCGACGTTTCATTCTATGGGCTGTAGATTTTCTTAATAAAACGTATTTTCCAAAGTGGCGATATCCGCAGAAGTCGACGCCCTGCTTTGTTTTGAATAAATCTATATGTGACGTTTTTAACTCGAGAGTATCTTTTAAAAAAATAATAATTTTCTGCCAATCTTCCCGCAGCTCGTCTTTGTTGTTGCTAAATAGCAGAAAATCGTCGCAAAAACGCTCATAACTTTTACACTTTAAATTATGTTTAACGAAATTATCGAGCGGCGTTAAATAAAAGTTTCCGAACCATTGGCTGCAATAATTCCCAATCGGGCAATTATAGCCGCCGGGATAACTAAAGATTATATCGTCGAGTAAATCCATAAAACGCGCGTCTTTAATTATGCGGTGCAGCATATTCGATAATATCTCTTGATTAATAGAGGGGTAGAAATGGTATATATCGCCCTTGAGGCAATATTTATTTTTACGAACGTATTCGCTGCATTTAATACTAGCCTTATGCTGTCCGCGCCCCTCTATGCACGCATAAGTATTGTTAATAAACTTGTTTAATAAAATCGGTTTTAATACATTCATAATGGCGTGTTGTACAATTCTATCGGGTGCAAACGGCAGCTTATATACTATCCTTTGTTTTGGCTCGTATATAGTTTTTGTTTTATATTCTGATGTATGAAACGTCCCATTAATTACACTCTGCCGTATTAGTTCCAAATTCTCGGCGGCGTTTTCTTTAAATCTTTTTACTTGTTTTTGTTTTCCCTTGCCCTTGATTGCGTTTTTATATGCGAGCTCGAAGTTTTCCTTGCTGGTAAACTGTCCCCATAAATTATTATATATTTTCATAAATAAAAAATGGCGGCTTGATATTTATTCGATAACAAAGCCGCCCTCCGTTTTGTGTTTTGGCTATATGCCATAGTTACAAGTCCAGCCGTAAGTAAGCACGTTTTTATTGGAGTTATAAATACCTATTACGTATCGACCTGCGTCCACTGATATTCGCATTGACATTCGAGCGACTGTTATTCGCATTACGACAACGTGAGCCGCAATTCGACGTGTTATTCCAATTGCCGCCTGCCAGCAGATTATAGACTTATAACTAATAATTATCCCGCTATACAAGCGAGTAATAATTACCGACTTTCTTTACCGTTGCTTTAAATAGCAGCGGTTGTCCTTGTTTCTCGAGGTTGCTTTTTGCCTCCTCGAGTTGATCTTTAATTACACCCGAGCCGCTAAAAAATACTTTCCGTACTTCCTCTGTATCGTCCGCAAAATAGAATTGTACTTTTATGCAATACCCGCAACCTTTGCTTTTAAACTTGCTTGTGGATATATGATAATTTGTTATTACAATACTTTTATTTAATAAGTCGTCAATTCTGATTTTATCCCCGTCTAATACATGATTCTCTACGAGGCTGCTAAACTCCGGGATATCCATTAAAGCCCCCGTATAACGCGGCTCGACCCGCGCCCACCGATACCCGCATAGACAGCCGAGCGACCGCGATCCGCATAACGACAACGCGAGCCGCAATGCGACGCGCCATTCCAATGGCCGCCCGCCAGCAGATCGCGAGGCTGCCAATATTCTTGTCCGAATGCGCCCCGTCCGTCTGTTGTAGTCCATGAGTTCTCGTCGCTCTTTCCTATTACCTCGTCGAGCCATTGCCATAAGTAGCCGGCCATTTCCTCGCAACCGATTGCGCTAATCATACGGCGATTTGCTGTATCGGAGTGTCCTCCGACTGTTGTTACGTCTGCCGAGCCGTATATATTTGTCGTTTCGTTTGAGCCTATAGCCGCACTTGTAAATTCGTAGTCGGTCAATAACTTTTTTCCAACCTGCCTCATGTCCTCTTGGTGATTCCATTGCTGGCGTGATACGGTGTGTATTTTGTTATATTCCGATTTCGTTTTTAACCCCGTTCCGCTCTGTAAATATATATCTATACACGAATCAGTATCTCTATCGTATACCATGCCGTCTTCGTATAACGTTTTCGGTTTCCATGACAAACAGAATATTGACTCGGGCAGGATATCCCCCGCAGCAAATCCCGCGAGCGGGTGGGCTACTGTTATAACGTCGTAATATGAGCCAGCGCTAACGCTCTGTGCCGCCTTATTGTAGAAGTTATAAAAATCGGGGTCGACGTCTGCCTCGTAACTTTTTACGAGTACCTTGTCGCCCGCTGCTATTCCGCTGCTAGGCGAGGCCGGTATTTTTGCGGTTAACGATCCACCTGCTGCGACACACAATGTATGGCAGCGCCCTATATAGCGGCTTGTTGCCGTGTCTGCGCTTTTAGTCGTAGTCGCTGTCAAAGTCCATACGTCGCCGTCCTCCCAATTTAAATAAATAAAATAATCTTTTCCGGCGATTGTTATGTCCTCCGATAAGTCAAAGGTTGTATCGGTTGCGGCTGTAAATACGTGAGCCCCGACAATTATTGTAGTACCTGCCGCAATAACTACGCCCTTTTTGTTTGTCGCAGAAAACCTCAACCAACGAGCGCGTTCGTACACCAAACTAGCAGGCTTTCCGAGTGCGTCGTATTGCGCCACCTTTTCGGCTGTTATACCCGATTGTATCGACGCCCATTGCGCAGCGGTAAAACTTGAATTATTAAGGCGGTATTCTTTCGCCCATGTAACCGAGGCGCCGCTCACGGTCGCCTTGTATCTGTCATAATAAGTATTTCCGGCCGCGTCTGTGCCCGTTACAAAGGCGTAGTCGTTATTTGTAACCGTTCCCGAATATGCCTCGAGCGCAGCAACCGACGCGAACGGCTCGCCGTTGTCGCTTATATAATTAGCCGTATTAGTGCCGATTGAAGAATTAACGAAGTCTTTGTCGGCGAGTTGATTCTGTGCGCTTGCCTGCGCTGGTATCATTGCTCCGATTGAGTCGAGCCCCGCCTTAACAACTTTATTTTGTACGGGCAATTCGCTTGTTGTACTAAGCGCTGTGTCTGTGTATTGTGCGACAAGCTGGCGTATAGCCGTAGGGTCGCTGCGTGAAAAATAATCGTTATATGTGCGTGGAATTATAAGTCCGTCTACTGCCATTATATGCCCCCATTACCCGCAAAATGCTACATTTATCGACGTTTCTGCGGTAAGACAATTAACGCGAATACCCGTTACGGCGTTCGCAATCATAACCGTAGTGCTTTCTGTCAATGTAACGCCGTAAACGTTATCCCAATAGCCGCCCTCTCCGTTCTCGCCGATTGTTTCGGGGCGGTTTGCGCAAACCTCGATTGTAAAACTAGCCGTTTCGCCCTCGGGAATATGTACGGCTACTGTTACGGCTGCCACTCTGTCGGGCGGATTTATCCACACGCCCGAGCCGGCTAATACGTCGGCCTCTACGTTAATGCCCGTTGTGCCTTGTCGGGCGCGGGGTGTTACTCTACTGTACGCCATTGTCTTTAACCTCTTTTACTGTGATTTCGTCTGCGGCCTCTGTCGGCTCGGCTTTCTGCGATAGGATAAGCTGTTGAAAAACGGCTACTTTTTCGTCCTGCGCGAGCACCTTTACGAGGCGCGCGTATAACTCGTCGGTAATTATTCTCATGCCGTTATAGTCATTTTTTTAAATGAAAAACGCCCCAGCGGGTGAGGGGTTGCCGGGGCGTGTAATTAGTCCACGATATCGTATTTTATAATTTTCTTTTCCCGCGCTGTGAGCGCCTCGCCGTTTATGACTTTCTCGGCGATTTTAATTTTATCGTCGAGCGACGCGTCCGCCTCGTCGATAAGTCCGTAAAGATACTGCGGCGCGTTCTCGGCCGTTATAATGCTGTTGAGGTAAACCTCTTTTTTTTCGTCTGTGCTTAACTTTTCCCACACGTCGAGCAGGAAGTCCTCGGGCTTTGTCATTTTGTCCCCCTTAAATTGTTTAATAGTTCCGTGGCGTTTTTCTCGAGCGCCTCGACGAGTTCCGGCTCATACTTGCGCAGCATTGCCACGAGTTCCGGGTTAGTTATCGACAAGCGCGTATAATTCGCCCATATCTCGGCGGCTTGGTGCGCCAGCTCCGAGAAGTAATACGACGTGCCGTGGCCGTATACTACTACGTGGTTATGCTGGTAACGACCCTCGCTCAATGCGTCGTAAATATCCATAAGCGCGTCGACGCCGTTTATAGCGTCGCGCTGTGCAAGGTCTGCCTCGAGTTTTGCGGCGCGGTTTATCGCGTCCCATTGTTTCGAGTATTCTTTCCAACCTATCTCGCCGGCCTTGTATTTCTCGCTTAATATATTATGTTTTGCGGTTCGTTCTGTAAATATTTTTTTCTGTATTGCGTCTATTTCGTCGCTTTTCTTTTTGAATAGTTCTGCAATCTCTGTCGGGATCTCGCCGCTATTATATTTACGAGCTTTTTTTATTGCCTCGCGTACGTGAATAAAACTACCTTGGCCGTTTACGCCTGCGTCCGCGCCCAGCGTGTCGAGCAAGTGCCCGATTTCGTGAATATTCGTGCCCGCCTTGCCGATTATATTAGCGTCGTTTTTTAATAACTTGTTTATCGTCAATTGGAGTTCGCCGTTTGAGTAGTGCGTGAGCTTATGGCCGCTTTGAGAATTGCGTATAGTTACGCCCTTGCTCAAGCTCGAATTATTCATGTAATTAAATAAATCTTTTACCGTGTCGTCGGCGTTTGGCTGCGCGTTGATGTATTTTATTAACTCGGCCGTGCTCTCGGTGTTTATTTTGTTTTTTGTAAACGCGTCGGCAAATCCCGATACGTCAACCTTTACGCCCTTGCTTGCTGCTGCGGGCGCGGCTGGTGTCGGCGCCCCGGTCGGCTTGAGTTTATCGGCTGCCGCCTGCGTTGTTGCGTCGAAAATGCCCCGGGGCTGTGTGCCGTCGATAGTTCCCACAAACTCGCGGGCGCGGTCGCGTGCTACGCCGGTCTGTTTTGTGAAGTCTTTTATTTTAGTTTGCCATTCGCCGATTTTCTCACGGGCTGCGGTGTTATCCACGCCGCCGGCCTCCTGCACGATTGCGCGGCGCTTGTACTTTCTGACGTTGCGCTCCATGTAGCGCAGCTTTTCCTCGGCGTCGTAGCGTGTCATTTCCTGCCCGTCATACGTTACGGTTTGCGCTGCCATTTCGTCGAGGTCGTCTGTAGAGTAGTGCCGCTCTATGCCCTCAAAATACGGGTAGTAAGAATGGCGGCAATTTATACCGCAAATGCCGTCGACTTCCCCGAGCCCGCAAACAGAAAATGGCGGGTATTTGTCGCTCGTTCCCGATAACGAAAATATTTTACCTTGCCAAGCCTCGTGGCTCGGGCGCGCACCTATGTGCGCAGATGTTTCCACGAGGTCGCAGCCCAGCTCCTCGCAATTCGCCGTTGTTACGGCTGCGGCTGTCTGATTTACGCCGGTTAAAATATTCATGCGTACGGCTGCCTCAATGCTCAAGCGCACGGGCTTTCCGTTGCGGTACTGTACGCCGCTAATGCCGTCCTTTGCGAGATTGTCGCAGGCGCTTTTCATTGCAGCGTCGTAACTCATAGCGCCGCTTACGGTCTGCATATATGAGGCGTTAGCCTGCTGTACGAATTGCTGCTCGGTTGTGTATGCGGTTGTGAGAGTAAGGCGCGATAGGTCGCTGTGTGTTTTCTGTATGCCTGCGAGCATTGCCTGCGCGTTGCTGTCGCTTACGCCGTGGCCGAGCGCCTCCTCGAAAATGCGATTATTCGCTCGGGCGTTCTTTACCATTGCGTCGTTATATACGGCTTTTATTTCGCGCTGTATTTTCGGATCATATTTTTTAATAATGCGGTTTACGTCTTTTTTAAGCGCGCCGGTTTGCGCTAACATTTCCGCCTGCCATTTTGTCGCCTCGGTTATCTTGCCGAGTTTGGCAAGGCGCCGCGCCATGTCTGCGAGGATATCCGCCTCGAGCTGTGCGTAGATGTCGGCCAGCTCGTCGCCGATTCCGTCAAGGTAGCGAGGCGATAACATTTACCACGCCCCGCAGATAATCTTAAACGCGTATTTAATGCGCTTGTGTAATGGCTGTCCGTTTACTGCCTGCTTAACTGCAATAACGGCCTTTTTTTCTTCTGCGGTCATGTGGCGCGCAACGGCTTTTCTTTTTGTCTTTGTGCTCATTATAAAAACCCCTCTAGGAATTCAATAGCGCGCTTGTAGCGCGTCCTTTGTGCCTCGGTGGTGTTATTTCATTACCGAGGGCAAACGAGCGCGTTATAGCGCGTTTTTTTAGATTAAGCCGAACGGCTCCGGCGCGGTAGGCTCGGGCGGTACGTTTGCCTTTGCGGTTGCCTCGTCCTCGCCGTAGAAGTCGCGGCGGTATTCCCATTTATTAAGTACGCCCGCGCCGATTTCCTGCATAGCGGTTTGTTTCGCCTGCTGTATATCCTTGCGGGTTTGGTCGTCGTTCCACTTGATTGTATAGAGTTCTTTTTCGTTTCCAGCCGGTGCGCCTTTGATTTTGTAAGCGCGTGCCATATACGAGAATACGGCGGCAACGTCTGCGTATTTGGCGGCAATTTCGTCCTCGATTTCGTCGACGATTGCGAAGAGTTCCTGCCGTCCGCCGCTGTACTGTGTGGCGGTCTGCTGCACTTGCTCGGCGTCTGATACTGTGCCCTTGCCGACGTTGATTGCCAGCTCGATTCTTTTAAGGATAGCCTGCAGGTATTTTTCCTGCGCCTCGGTGCGAAGTTCCGGGCTGTACTCGTGGATTTTTTCGCCGCCGTCTATGCCGTTGCCCTCAAGTTTTACTACGAGGCGGTTAAGCGATTTCGTTGTGATAACTTTCTCGACTTTCTCGGCGCCCGTTGTCTTGTCGCGTGTCTTGCGGTCTTGAAACATATCGCGGTCGGCAAATACGCGCTTTTCGCCTGCCTCCTGCTCCCAATCCATGCGCGCGAGCTGGCGGTCTGCTTTCTCGATTAAATCTACGGCGTTATTAATCAACGCCACCGGCACGTTTGAGCCGTCGATTGTGTTAGTTACGCCGCTACGGAATTCGACAATCATTGGGCGGCCGCAATCGTTCCACACGTACTCGGGTGTTAAATCCTTTGTGAGTTCGCAGGAAGTGAGCGCAACCTCGCGCAAGGTTGTGTCTTTGTTTTCGTAAAGTTTTGATATAACATAATGGCTCTTGCCGTCGTAGTTGTGTGTTTCGCAAAGTAAATAATTCTTTTTTGAGGTTTCAATCTGTTTTAAGATAATAGCGCCGGTGAGTGTGCCGTCGAAGTCGTAGTGTGTCGGCAGGTAGTTTCCGAGCGGTATAATTTCGTACTGTAATTTATTAGCCGAGTAGATAGGGCGCAGAAGTCCGCCGCCTAAGTATGCGATATATTCTACAACCTTGCCAATGTTTTTATTTAAGTGTTTAAGCGGCTTGTCGAGCACCTCGTTTTTTACCTCGAGCCCGATTTCTCGCTTTACGTAGTAGTTAAGGCGCCCCGCAATCTGTGGCAGCACGCCGCACGGTTTTGCGTCTGCGTTCCACGGCGCGTGGCCGGTCATCATGTTACCCCATAACTCGATACGGCGGTACATTTCGCCGGTTATATTTGTTTCGACGCCCGTTACTCCCTCAATCGAAGTCGTGTGGAATAAGTTTAAGATGTTCATAAAAAAGCCCCTTATTTTTTCAAACATTATCTTTCCTCGTATGTGCTTATAGTCATTTTTTACGCGCGATTATGCCCCAGCGTGTCGCCACTCTTGCTCGCTGGCGTAGCGTGTGAGCGCTAAAAAGTGGTCGGGCTGCCCCTCGGGAAAACCCTCGAGTATTTCGCCCGTTCGCTTGTCGATTTCGTACTCGTACAGCGTGAATTCGTCGGCAGCGTGCGGCGCGCGTTTTTGGTCGATAACGATAGCGTTTAAGCCTTGCAGCCATTTATAGCCAGCGTCACGCGAGCCGCGCCCCTTGTTTGCGCCTTGTGTAAAACCGCCCCAACGGCGATAGTCCGCTACGCTTTTCGGCTCGGCGCTGTCGGCGATTTGCTTGTCCTCGTAAATGCTCATTCCTTGCGCCTCCATGTGCTCGGCGGTTTTGTCGAATGCTGCCTCGTTGCTATGTTTCCACAAATACAGCTCGTCCCATATATAAAGCGTACGCGTTGCGGCGTCGTAGTGCATGGAGCCGTACGCGTAAGGGTCGGGAAAATAGCCCCAATCTATGCCCTGCCATGTGGTGTCCCATGCTTTTATTTCCTCGTCAGTTATTTCGCGTAGCTGTACGTTTTCAAAAATAGTGCGGCCGGTGCCCGTTGCAATTCCGAGGTATATATTTTGATACGCGCGCAGGTTGTGCGCTTTCGTGTTTTCAATGTCGTGGAGTATTGCCTCACCGAGCCACTCGCGCGGTATATCTAAGTACGTTGTCTGTACTACCATGCGGCGCGGGTCGTCCTCGCGAAGTTCTGCGTTGCACCAATGCCGCGTAGCGCTCGGCGGGTTGTAACTCTCGAAAACGTAGAAACGCTCGCCGCCGCGCAATGCAGATATTTTGACGTTCTGCAAATCGGTTGGGTCGACTTCGGTTTTTTCCTCTACCCACAATATGCCGATATAACCGTATGCGACTTTGATAGATTTTAATTTCTCGGGATCGTCGAGCCCTGCAAATATTATTAGCTGCTGGTGTCCGTTTTTGCGTATGTAGACAATCGGCAGCGCTGCTGTTCGTGATTTTGGGATTTTAAAGCCTGCGGTTTTTCCATTGCTGCGGGGTAGGTGCAATTTCTCGATAGCCCACACGATTTGCTCAAATACAGATTGCCGCAGCGTTTTAGAGTAGCGGCGTATTACAAGCGCGTTGAGCGACGGGAATATAACGACGAGTAAAACTATAACGAGCGATATAAAACTCGATTTACAGCTCGCACGGCCGCCCGGAAACGTCCAGCGCTCGTGTTCGTGTGCGTCGCTCATTATGTCATTAAATGCGCGGTTATAAACGGGCGCCCATAGTTCGCGGCTGTCAAAGTTCACGCGTCAGCCTCCACGGGCTCGGGCTCTCCGCCGTTCATGTTAATATTTACGGCTGTATCGTCGCCCGTTCCGTCGGTGTCCGGCGTTTCCTCGGCAACGTAGCCGCGGCGCTTTCCTTTTGTCGCGAGTACAAAGCGAATCATTTGTCCCTCGCCAGCCTCTACGCGTTCTATACATTTCTTCTCGCATAAATCGAGGTAGCGCTCGCCCTCGTCTTTATGAGCCTGCATTGTTTCCGGCCATAGTTTTATATAGTCGTCGGCGGTGTGCCAATCGCAGCCGAGGCGCTCGGCAATATCTGTTATTATACCGTAGCTGCCTTTGATAGCCTCGAGGATATCTGCTTTTTTATAACGTCTTTTTCTTCCCATGTTTTCTCCAATACAGATTCGGAGTTTTAGCCGCATAAAACGGCGTCGTAGTTCTCGCGCTCCGCTTTCTCAACGTCGAATAGCGCCGGTGTAAAATCTGCCTGCGCTGCCTCTATGCGCTTTTTCGCTATGTCATAATAATGCTTGTCTAGTTCAATGCCGACGAATTCGCGCTCTATGTTTACGCACGCAACGCCGGTCGAGCCGCTCCCCATTGTGAAGTCGAGCACGGTTTCCCCGCGCCGTGTGTACGTCTTAATTAAGTATTCGAGCAGCTCAACGGGCTTTTGCGTCGGGTGGTAACTCTCGGCGTTCCTGCACTCGGTCGCTTGTTTCGATAACTCGATTATTGCTTTCGGGTAGCGCTCGTCGCCCGCCTTGTTTTTCTCGGTCTGAAAAAACATGCCGCTTTTAATGCCGCTTAGGAAGTCCGATTTTTTCGGCCGCGCCGCCTCGTGTACTCGATTCTCGAATCCGCTTTGTAATTGCGGGTAGTAGTTTATCGCGTCCCCGAATACCATGATATTCTCGAATGTTTTTAATGGCTGGTATTTCGCCACCATGAAGTTTCCCGCGCTCTTTTTGTCCCATAGCCAATCGTATTTATAGCGCTTTATATTGCTCATGCGGCAGGCGCTCGAGAATGGCTCCGAGCCGAATAACACAATAGCGCCCGTCGGTTTTACTACTCTGTGGAGCTGCGCCCATAGTTTCGGGAAGTCGATTATACTATCCCACGCGCAGGCCGTCGTACCGTACGGCGGGTCGGTCAATACCATATCTATTGAGCCGTCGGGTAGTTCCTGCAATACCTCGAGGCAATCGCCGTTATAAAGTTTCATACCCGCGCCCCGTCGCAGTTTGCGCAATCTCCACTACAACCAACCTCTTTGTTTTGCATTACGCGCCCCATTATTACGTCGACGATTTCGGCGCGGCACTTATTGCACAATACGAGGTCAAGTGTTGTATTTTTGTTTTTCACGCTTTCCCCGAGTATCTGTATTTTTGTAATGGCTTTTACTTTAAGCCGGCCATAATCCAGCTTGTTAACGTCCATTCCGCAAACTGTGCATTTTTTCATTATTTCCCTCGCACCTTGTCGCGGGTTTCCTCAACCTCGCGGCGTAATTTTTCCGCACGTTCGCGCAGCTTTACAGCGTCGGCGAGTAGTTTTTCCGAGTCTGTATTTTGCGTATTTTGTGCAATATTCATGCCTATATAGTCATTTTTTTAATAAAAAACGGCGGTTTTACGCCGCCGCCGCTATTAAATCCAATCTATAACGGGTTTCCCCTTGTAGCCTTTGTCCCACACAAACCACGCGTAACACACGGCGCTCGAGGCGTTGAAAAAATGCGCCTCGCCGTTGAGCGCGCAATTAACGCGCTTTGTAAATACATGTATACGCGCTGGCGGGTTATGCTCGAAAAGTCCGCGCCGTTTCTCGCCCTCTAAAAATGTGAGTTTTAGAAACATTGCAACCTTGCGCCCCTCGTCGATTACGTCGAGCGCGTGCTGTACGAATTCCGCTGCGAACTTATACGGCGGGTTTGTTACAATGTCACCGCGCCATTGCAGCGGGTCGCGCAGGAAGTCTGCCTCGTAGTCTTGCCCCTCGTAGTCGCGGCGCACTATGTCTGCGCAGGTTACCTCGTAGCCGCGATTTTTGAGCACCTCGGCTATATGCCCCCCCCCGCAAGCTGGCTCGAGTATCTCGCCCGAGAATTGCTCGAGATCCAGCAACGCCACAACGGCGCGCGGGTCTGTCGCGTAGTAGTCGCGCTCCTCGCGCTCGCGTGTACTGTGTGAGCTGTCGCCGTTTGTAACATATACGGCGCGGCTGTTTCCGCTCCAATCGCTCATTTTTCGTCCCCTTGTATCTGTTGTTTTATTTTGTCTTTAAAATCTTTGTACGGGTCTACTATTTCGATTTGGAGCGAGCCGCTCCTGCGCTTGCGCATTTCCCGTAGTTTTATTTTTTCCGCCTTTGTGAGTTTTACGTCGAGCGTGTTACTCCGTTTTATTTCTACGGGTTGCCCGTCTATCATAAAATAAAATGCCATTATGCCTCCCACGTAAAATATGACTTTTCACGCGAATAATTCGCCTTGTTTCGGCAGCCGCTCCCACTTTATAAGCGTGTCGGCGTCTATTGCCTCGCCGGTTGTCGTCGTAAACCATAACGCGCCCGGCGCTCTATTTACCGAGTAAACAGTTATTACTCGCTTTTCGTGTATGTGCGCATACTCGCTCATTTCGTACGGCCAAGCGCCGTCGTCGATTGCGTAGCGCTCTATGCGGTAAGTAGCGCCCGGGATAACCTCGGCCATGAATTCGCGCGCTCTATCGAATACGCCGCCGCTAAAGTTCCCGAGGCCGTCCATAAACTCGAGAAGTTCGCCGATAATTTTCGCCGCCTCTTTTTTCGCGTTCTGAATGTCTGCAATAGAGTGCGCCAGCATTGCCCGCGCCGTGTCCTCGCAGCCCTTTATATACGCGGTTTTTACGTCCTCGTCTTTGAGGCTCTCGTGTTTCGCTTGTCTGTGGCGGCTCATTCTCATTGCGAGCCGCTCGCCGTTTTTCTCGCGCTCTGTCATTTTTCCGCCCCCTCGAATTCGGAGTAGTCGTACTCCTCGTAGTGTGTGTGATAATATTCTGTATTGAAAAGTTCGCGCAGCTTGAAACGCACGCCAACGCGGCTCGTTTTGTCGCGGTGGTAAAACGGCACGCAATACGTAACGGCGTCGTTTGCGGTTACGTACTCGCGCAGGCGTTTTGCCTTGTTTTTATAAAACGGGTTGAGCCAGCACTTAACGTCGCCGTATGTGGTGAGTTCGTCGAGTTCCCGCGTTGCTACGTTGTAGAAGTGCCGCGCCGCAAGTTTCGCCATTGCCGAGCCAAAACTCCAGCCACGAATAACGGTTTTATATTCAATCGGCGCCGCTATAATCGCGTTTATAAAATCGTGGAGCGGCTCGCCACCTGCCGACGCGTAGGCGCGGGCGTAGCCGTATGTCGTCCACGCGTAGCGGTTGCCCAGCTTTACCGGCCACGGGATAAACAATAAATTATTAACCCAATCGGCGCGGCTGTCGCTTTCCTCGAATTGCAGCACGACCTCGCCGTATTCGTCGTCGATAAATACCTTGTAGTCGATATCGTCACCGACGACTTTATAGTCTGACGTATGCTTTAATTTATAAAATTTGTCTTGCTCCCTAGTCATTTCTCAACCTCCACAAATTCGCCACCGGCTACGAGCCGGAGCAATGTATCGGCGTCGGCCTTTACCTGCCGGTTTGCTGCCGCTTGTTTTTCCTGCGCTGCCTGCATTTCTGCAATGCTGGCAGCCATACTGTCGACGCGCTCGCGAGTTATCGCGTTATCGTGGAGCAATCCCGCCGCCAATAACAACACGATAAAAAGCAATAACGCGTTGAGTAATAACATTAAACATGCTTTATTCTCACTCACCGTTATTCCTCCGCCAATAATGCGCCGCCAAGCAGATAAGCAACCCCAGCACGGCGCCCGCTATATATCCGATTATTTCGCCTTTGCTCATTTCCTCACCTCCGGCAACCCGTGCGCCCGTCTGTAGCGATTGCAGGCTGCGAGCCTGCGCTCGGCCTTGTGCCCCGCGTCGTACTCTTTTTGATGTGCGAGAATTGCGGCGCGGTGTTTTTCGTACTGTGCGCGGCGGTATGCTGCGTCGTACGGTTTTTTATATTTCGTTGTAAGTGCGCTCATTCGTCCACCTCCGCAAAACACGCCGGCACGATATCCGGGAAGTATGAAAGTTTGAGGAAACGCTCGTCGGTTACAAGCGGGTGCTCCTCTTTTGCCGCCTCGAGTGCTGCCTGCACGTCGGGGCGTGGGCTTTCTTTTCTCTCTCGTCGCTCGAGTTCCTCACGGCAGCGAGCAAGCGCCGCATGGTCGAAAAATGCAGCCTTACGGCCGCGGTAGTCGTTCTCCATTGTGCGGTCAAGGTCAAGTTTTTTCGCCAGCTCGTAAAAACTCGGTGTAGTGATTCCGAGCGCCGTTGCCATTTCCGACGCTAAAAATTTGCGTTCGCTTTCGGGGTGCTGTGTATAATTAAACTTTTCACGCATTTTCCGCCCCCTCGTAGTAAACGCGCAGCCCGAGATCTCGCGCGAGCTGGTGCTCGATTTTTGCGCCTGCGCTTTCCTGCCAATTGTGGAGCATGTAAACGCCGTCACAATCAACGAGTAATTTAATATCGCGGCGCATATAGTCCAGCCACGAGCCGCCCTCGATTTCCTCGGCTGCAGGGTTTACGACCTCGCAGCCGCTCGCCTCGATAACCCGCTCGGCGAGGGCGAACTCGTCTTTATAAAACGGGTTGCCCGTAATTTTTCCGCTAATGTAAACTTTCAATTTTTCCCCCTAGATTTCTATAACCTCAAAACTATAATTTTTGTACATCTTGCCGTTGCGTATGCACTCAACAAGCCGGCTTTTTTTTAATTTCTTAAATACGGGATTTAAGAATAACTCGCACGCATTGCGGTACGTTGTGCGCTCGCCGGTCGCGTTGTCCGTTACGATATACTCGTAAGCATGACGCGCGTTTGCTTTCTCGGGTAAGCTGCCCGTATACACAAGCATTTTGTCGCACTTTCTCGCGTAGTTAAGTTCGCGGTTTATGCGGCAATGCAAATACCCCGTTACGCTGTCGTAAATCACAAACGCCGGCCGTGTTATGTATTGCTCTATAACGTAGGTCGCCGCGTCCTGCGCTTTCTGCTCCCGGTCTGCCGCGCAGAAATCCTGCCCGCGCTTGCTCTTGTTTATGCACTTATACGCGATAGTAAAAAGCAAGGCGTACATTTCGCCCAGCGCGTCGGCTCGGCCGTTCCTATAGTCATATTGCAGATTGAGCAAACGCTCGTTGTCATTCTGTGGCGCGGCGTAGTGCGGTAGTTTCATAATTGCCCCCGCAGCTCGCGCCGATAGCTGGCGCCCTCAATTTCCACAATGTCGGCAGACTCTACGAGCCGGTCGGCTGCAGCCACGCCCACGTATTGCAGAAAATCGGCCTTGTTAAAATTGCTAATTAAAACGGTAGGTTTGCGTGTGTTGTAACGGGCGTTTAATATCTGATAAAGCATGTACTTTTCGTCCGCTGCAGAAAACCCGCGCCCGATTTCGTCAATAACGAGCAGCGACACGCCGCCGTAATAACTGACGATTTGCTCCTCGGTTTCGTGAGCTGTAAACGATTTCGCGCGGCGCAGCTCCTCGACGATATCGGGAGCTGTGCGGTATTTCCCGCCGTACTCTTTAATCAACGCGCAAGCGAGGTGTGTTTTTCCCGTTCCCGCGCTGCCGAGCATACAAAGCGAGCGGAATAACCGGCGCTTTATTTTCTGCAGGAAGTCGCGAGCCGCTGCTAATAGTTTTTTCTGTGGCTCGGTTTCTGCCTTGTAGGTGTCGAGGCTCTCGCGCTGGTAGCGCTCCGGCACGCCCGATTTTTTGAAACGCTCGGCGCGGTCTTGTGCTGCCTGCTCGGCCTCGTAACGCTCGATTTCTGCGTCGTGTTCCGGGTCTAATTCAAGTTGCGCAAACTGTGCGAAGTAGTCTTTTATCCCTCCCATAGCTGCGCCCCCTAATTAAAAGCGTTTTCGTATGCGGTCGTCTGTGCGTCCGCGCCGTTCTTGTAAATATTGCCGCTCTTTTTGTCGTCGCAAGCCCATTTCGCGCAGGTCGCTTTCCATGACTTCATAGCGCTTTTACCGACTTTCCAGCCGTTCCCCTCGTAGTGATAAAAGAATTTGTTTACGTCGATTGCGTAGCCTTTTTCTTTACAGTAGGCGGCTATTTCCTCGAGTGTCGGTCTTTTCATGCGCTCTTCGGTCGTTTTTTTTGTCCCTGCGTTTTCTGCGTTTACCTCGCAGCGGTGGCGCTGTTGGTCGATTATGTCGCGGCAGATTGTAAACGCCATGTCCTCAACTTCGGTTAATCTGTCGGGAATAATGCCGTACAAGCCATAACGGATAATAGCCGCTCGCAGCTCGCCGCGTTGTTTTGTATCTTTGATTTTTTCGAGTATTACCTCGAATGTTTCGTAGTATTGGAAATATGCTTTTTTCATTTTGCCCTCAGTTTCTTTTCTTTCGGTATCCATTTCTCGAATTCCTCGAAACATAATTCGGAGCAATCTTTTTTCGGATTGTATCTGCCGCAATTCGCGCAGCTTTTTTTTATTTCTTTGTGGTCGTTTTTTTTCATTTTTTCCCCCTCGTATTTGAGCGCCTCGCGCTCGTATATCTTTTTACATAGCCGCAGGCACTCGCCCGGATCTCGTGAAATATCGAGCGCCGCGTTACATTTCAAGCTGCACGTATAGCCGATATTAAGCGGGTGGTCGATTACAAGCGCGCCGTATTTCGTGCGGTTTGCCTGCGTGTTTCCGATACGGTGCGCGCCCTGCGGCTGCCCGTCGTTTAATGGAGCCCCGCAAACCTCGCACACGCCGCCGGATATCGCCAGCGCGTAGCGCCGCTGTTGTTTTTCTGCCTCGGTCATTTCGTGCCCCCTAGAAGTCGAAAACGAGTTGCTCGTAGCCGTTGTCGTCAATAACGTATTTATTGCCGCGCGCGTCTATTTGCACGTCGTTTCGTGGTAGGTCGCACTTGCAGGCAATGCAGCCCGCGTGTCGTTCCCAATCGTAGCGTACGAAATACGGGCACTTGTCTTTACCGTTGCCGTAGTAGCAGCGCTCCGAGCCGTCCTCGAGCTTTCGCAAGCCGAACGGGCAAGGGCTGTATTTTACGTCGTCCCATAACCCCGTTTTCGGATTGTATCTACGGTCTAACTCGGTTTGTATAAACGTCATATTACGCCTCTATCAAAATTATTCCGTGATGTGCCGCCCACACGTGCGCCGCCTCTATTAAGAGGTTGCACTCGTCCGTGCTGCTTTCGCTTTCGCCTTTTGGCCATATATGCCCGTCGATTATTTCGTACGGGTAGCCCATTTCCTCAACGGCCAGCATTTTCACGCAATATTTGATAGCGTCGTAACTGTTGCCCGTTTCGTTGCAAATCTGCATTATATGGCCGTTAAGGTGGCGGTTTTGCGAGTGCTCGCCGGTAGTTCTCGGGCGTTTCGGCGGCTGTACGGTTACGAGTACGTAGCCGTTATGTTTATCGCGGCACTTTCCGAGTTCGCGCTTTATGTTTTCGCGCGCTCCTGCGTCAACCGGCGGCACGAATGCAACGCGCCCCGCAACGTCGGCCAGCTTTAATACATATTGAGTCATACAGCCGCCCCCGCCTTAGTATATTTCGTCCTGCTGTGGAGCCGGTGCGCTCTCTGCTGCTGGCTCTGCCGGTGCGCTGACTACCTCGCCGTCGAATGCCTCTTTTACAGCCTCGACGGGCTGCGGGAGCTCTGACGCCTTGCTCATTGTCGCGGTAGGGTTGAGGCGCTTGTCGCGTTCTGCGCGTGCGCGCTCGATTACCTCGCGGGCTGTAAAGTCTTTTCGCAGATCGCTAAAAAACTTCATAGCGTCCTTTGAGAATACGGGCGAGCCGTCCGGGAATGTCGCTTTGAAAATCTCGGCAAGTTCCTTTTTTTCTGCCGCGGTTGTTTCGCCGCCCTTTGGCGCAAACTCAAACTTTGCTGGCGCGGTCTTTTTGGTTTCGGTTTTCATACTCTGCGGCGCTGGCTGCGGGCTCTGTGCGTCCGGGTCTTTTTCGTCCTCTGTCGGTATGCAGAAAACTTGCAGCATTGCGTATTTTAAGCCGACGCTCAATGCCTTATTGCTTGCCTTGTCGCCCGAATCCATAGCCTCGCCGATAACTACGGCAGCCACGCTCGAGCCGTCGTCGGTGTAGAATGTAAAACGGATTTTGAGGCGTGTATAAAACAAGTCGCCGCCGTTGCGTGTCTTGCCGGTCGAGCGTTCCTCGTTCAGTACCTCGGGCACTACAAAAACCTTGTTTTTTGCGAGTGCTGTGTGTAACTCGTTCATAACGTCGTCGATTCCGCGGTAGGCGAATCCCTGCTGCTGGTTGCGGCGGTCTTTTCCGATTGCGTTAATATCTGCCATAACGCCGATAATTGCTTTATAAATTGCTGGTGTTGTTTCTGCCATGTTTTACCCCTCGAGTGTAAAATCTTTTTTCATAGCGCCGAGCACCTCGAGCGCCGTTCGCAGCCTTGCGGCCGCTTTTTCGTCTACTTTCGAGCGCTCGTTGTTGTGTTTTGGAGCGCTCAAAAAATCCATTATTTCGGGCACGGTCAAGCCGTCCTTTGTTGTCTTGTTTTGTTTTGCCGCCCAGCTTGAAACGGTGCTGACGCTGTAGCCCGTTACGTGGGCAATAGTTGCTACGCTAAAACGTTCCACGGTCGCACCTCACTAAAACGGGATATCCTCGGGGAAGTCGCTTGAGGCGCCCTCGGTAAATCCGCCGCTTGTCTGTGGTGCGCTCTGTGGAGCTGCGCCGCCGTCCTGCGCTCCGCTTTCGCTCTTATTTCCGAGTAGTTGCACGTTGTCCGCAACGATTGAAACGCGGCTGTGTTTCTGTCCGTCTTTCTCCCAGCGGTCTTGCTGCAGGTGTCCCTCTACGTGTATCTGTTTACCCTTGAGCAAATACGGCTTGAGGTTTTCCGCAGGCTTGCCCCATATTGTCACGTCGAAATAGTGCACCTCGTCGACCCAATTGTCGCCGTCGCGCTTGCTGCGGTTTACGGCGATTGAAATATTAGCGCGGGCTGTGCCGCTGTCTGTATAGCCGAACGAGCGCTCGTCGGCTCCGAGGTCGCGAGTTAAGCGACCGATTAAAAATACCTTGTTAGTATCATTCATAATTTTTTATTCTCCCTTGTGCATTGATTTATAAAAATTGCAGAATTCGCAGCACGCGCAATAGTCGGCGCACTTTCGCGAGATTGCCGGGCGGTGCTCGACGTAGTGCGAGTTGCCCAGCTCGCCGGCCATTGCGTCGGCGTCTGCCTCATTGTCAAATAATTTAATCGCTGTTTTACGGCCGTTTTTCATAACCGCCCATTTTTCCCCGTCCGCCCAACGCTCGTCTGATGTGCACGGCTCTATATCGTCGTCGCCGACTTTATAAGCCGCCTCGAATTCCTGCACCTTGCGCAAGATACGCGCCTCTGTTTCGCGCAGGTCGTCCTCGGTTACGTCAAACTCATAAGTAAATACGGGGCTCTGTGGGTAGCTGGCGTCGGTCTTTGCTTTTGTTTTGCTGTGGTCTTTAAGAAGTGCAACGAAACGGCATTTATTAACCTCGAGCCCGGATTTTTTAAGCAGCCACGCATAAGTTAAGCCCTGCGCGCGCCAATCCTTGAAGTCTGAAAACTGTACTTTCCACACGCTCGCGGTTTTCCAATCATTGATTACTCCGCGCTCCATGTCGTACGAGTCTACCTGCCCGGTAACGTAAGAATTAGACACGGCAACCTTGAAACGTTCCTCGTGGAAGTTGTCGTCCTTTTCGTTTTCGAGCAAGGCGTGTACAGCCGTACCCCATACAGCCCACACGCTGTCGGCTGCGTCTACCTCGATTTCGTCGTAGTGTCTGTCGGTGAGTACGACTTCCTTTGCGCCCTTGTTAAGGGTTGTAGCAGAAAAGCAGCCGGGCGCGTTGTGGCGCTCTGTGCTTACAGCGTGCACGAATGCAGCGGGCAAGTTTAATTTATTTGTCACTTTCATTTTCTGCCCCCTCGCTGTCCTCGCTATTTTTTTCGATTACGGCAATCTCGACCGTATACAAACCTTTGCCATTACGTGTTACGCCTATTACTTCGAAGTAGTCCTCGTCTTTGGAATAGCCCCGCAATTTGTCGCAAATCTGATAAATAACATTTCTCATGTTTCGCACCTCGTTATTTAGTTTTTTTATGGCTTTTCGCTGCGCAGCTTTTCGCCTTAAATACAATTATTTTTTTTGAGACTCTCGAGCGCCTCGGCTCCACTATGGGCGATAAATGCAACGCCGCCCGCCGCGTTTATATTCTCGATTCGCGCCGCCTGCGCTGGCGAGATCCTGCCGCCAACCGGGCGCTTGCACTCGATAGCGCAGAAACGCCCGCGCTTGTCGTATCCCTCAAAGTCGAGCGTTCCGTTGTCCGCCGTCCGTATAAAGTTATTGCCGACTTTGAAACAACCGACGTTAATACGCTGTAGTTTAATGCCGGTCGCTTTTATGACGTCTTTTACCTGCTGCATGACTTCGGCCTCGCTCACGTCTTTTAATGCGTTCATAAGCACGCCTCGCGGAGTGTTAATTTTTCAAGTTTGATTCTGTAGCCCTCTGCGGCTCTCGCGTAGAAAATACAAAGGTTTGTGTCTGTGGTGGTCTGTGCAAGATATATGCAGGCTTGCTCGTCGTTTTTGAAAATCTCATAAAGCGTCATTCTTAACTTTCCCCCCCAGCAATAAAAAACCCGCTACCATGAGTGCGCAAGGTAGCGGGCTTTTATTGTCCGTCGATTTCTCAACGGCTCAGTTATGCACTCTCTAACTCAACCGTTGAGGCGAGCGTTTATAATTTCCGCTCGTCAAGTTAAGTTAAATGTACGCCTAAAAATTAAGAATGTCAAGCACAAAATGATTTTTTAATAATTTTTTTTTAATATTTTTTTCGCTTGACATTTTCGCGTAATTTGCCGATTATCCCGACACTATGAAATACAAACAGCTTTTGCCGGTCTACCTTGAGGGGCTGGCGGCCGGAAAGTATACGCTAGCGCAAGCGGCGAGCGCCTGCGGCTATTCCGTCGTAAGAATGAGCCAATTAAAAAAGTTGTATCGTGCCGAGGGGCTCTCGTGCCTCGACAATAAAAACCTCGGGCACCCGCCCGTAAATAAAACCCCGGAGCAGCTCAAACGCCGCGTTGTAGCGCTCTACGCCTCGCCAGCGTACGCGGGTATTAATTTCAAGTATTTTTCGGAGTGCCTCGAGCATTACGAAAAAATCAAAATAAGTTATACAACGCTCCGCGCCATTATGAGCGAATACGGGATAATAAGCCCCGAGGCGCATAAAATCAAAAAGCAAAAAGTAAAGCGCCCGAGAATACGCCGCGACAATTTCGGCGACATGCTGCAAATTGACGGCACGCCGTTTGCGTGGTTTTCCCGTTTCGGAAATAACAAGCGCTATTGCATGGTCGGAGCAATCGACGACGCAACGAGCGCCGTTACGGCGTTGTACATTACCGAGTTTGAGTGCCTCTACGGCTACCTCGAAATTATGCGCCGCACTATCCAGCGTTACGGCTGCCCGCGCGAGATCTACAGCGACCGCGCCGCCATTTTCTGCGTAACTCCCAAGGCAAAGAAAAACCTCACGCAATGGGAGCAGCTCGCAGGCTTGCACGACAAGCGCACACAATGGCAGCGGATTTTATGCGACCTCGGTATACGTCAAATCCTCGCGTGGTCGCCCGAGGCCAAGGGACGCGTCGAGCGCATGTGGCTAACTCTGCAGCGCAGGCTCCCGACCGAGTTTTTTATAGCTGGCTGCGACACGGTGCAAAAAGCAAACGCTTTCCTCGTGGAGTATGTCGACAAGTTTAATAAACAATTCGCCGTTGAGCCTATGCGCCCCGAATCTTTTTTTATTCCGTGCTCGGCAAACCTCGACGAAATACTAACCGCGCAGGTGCCGCGCCGTACAGATTCCCGCGGCTGCATTTCGTTTCACTCGTACAAATTCGCTATCGACGCGCCGCGCGTGTGCTGCCGTGATGTTGTATTGCATATTTCAGAAAACGGCTTGTTTGCGCGTTTCCCGGGTGAGTCTGATTACTACCCCGTGCGACTTCTCGACGAGCTGCGCTGCGGGCTCGGTGAAACAATGCCGCAAGTTGTAGCCGATATCATTTACCGCTATATGTATGCGTACGCTAAAGAGGTGAGCGCGTAGTTTTTACTAAGGCGCGGGTGGGCGCTTTATATATATTCACTCCAATTCATTTCTATTCATTTCAATTCTATTCTATTCAGAAAAGCGAAGTTGAGCGACTGCGAGCGACTTGTAGCGACTTTGAGCGAAATATTTTTAAAATAATTTCGCTACGTTTCGCTTTGTTTCGCTCCATTTCGCTACGTTTCGCTTTAAGTCGCTGCACTTTTTGTCATATTTTGTCATATTTAGAGTATAGAAATATACAATAATTAAATAGGTTTGCACAATTTGGCGTGATAAAATATCACGTTTTCGTGATGTAATATTGCGCGAGTTTCTCGTACGCCTTGCGCTTTTGCGCATAGATTGCCGCCTCGGTGATGTGGTAGCGGTCGGCGAGTTCCTTGTACAGCGCCCCGTCTGCGTACAGTAAAACGAGTTCGCGCTCGTGGGAAGTGAGCGGCGAGCGCTCCAAAAATGCGGCGAATTCGTCGCGGCTGCTGGTATAAATAAGCCGGGTAATAAATGCCACGGCGGGCGTTTTGTGTCCTCTCATGCTTTATTTATCGGCGCGGCTGTGTTATTATGTTTATGAGGTGCGTATATGAAAAAATTAATACCTTTGTTTTTCTGTCTGATTCTCGCAGCCTGCGCCAGCACGCCAGCCACAACGCCCGCAGAAAAGAAAGTCGATAAACCCGTTATAGAGATTAAATACGACGGCTCAACCGTGCTCGTGTCGTTTTCATATCGCGGCGACGATTGGCTATTTATCCGGGGCGTTGAGGTTATGAACGGCGACGGCGACACAAAAAAATGTATGATAAGCAACCCGCGCCGTAATGTGTGGGGCGGTCGCGTTTCCGAAGTGGGTATTATGGCCGTCGGGTTTAGTGAGGAGTTTAAGCAATGGCTCGGTGATAGCGCACGGGCGCGGGTAATTTGCGACTACCCGCAGGAGTTCGAAAACATACTTATACACCAATAACAATATCCATGTTAAGAGTTTCAAGGTTTGTGGGTTTCCAATTAACACCATTAATTGTTAATTGCCAATATGTCTTTGTGTTATCTGTCCTATATTGTTTGTCAAATATTCCATACAGTTTAACACAAGCAGATGTGGAATTTGTTTCATTCCAGCATATAAAAAAACTTGTTACCATAGCCATTTTTAATGGAGTGTCGTTATATATATATGTTACTATATACGCCGTTGAGCCTCTATAAACCGCTCCGTTATAAGTAAACGTAATTTCGCAAATACAATGCAATCTATGTGCAGGCGGATAACTCGCCGAAGGATCTGCTATTAATTTATATTGTTTCCTTATATCATCATAAAATCTATACCATACGTCTAGTGCAGGGTAATAATGCTCTTGTATTGAATAATAGGCTATCCCCCCGTTTGATTGTATGCCCTTAGATTGTAGCGACCCCGTTACGACTATATCCTCAAAAAGGCCTTGCGTTGCTTTTAAAGTATCAACGTCGATTAAATCGGTTTGTATTTTCCCGCCCTCGACAAGTGTTTCCCCTGCGTGTTGTCCGTCTGTAATTATTACGTGTTCGGCCGATATGTTAATCTGC